CGGAGCAGGGGGTATGGGGGATGTATCCCCCAATAGTCGGTAGCAACAATGACGCAAGAGATGTCCCGACAGCTGTCTTATAATCATCAAATACATTCATATAAATCAAAAGTGGTGCATTCAATATTTCCGCCCCGCCACCTACAAAAGATGCGACTATTCCCGTAACCAATCCGATTATTGACGCTTTATAATCATTCTCTTTGAATTTTCATCTTTTTTCTACTCCACCAAAATGAAAACTTTATTATATTTTATACTAGTATTTTGTTTTTTATTTCTACAAATTATCACTAAAAATCTGTAGAAAATCATAGACAATTAATTGTCCGGCTCTTTATTTACCAGTAGATCCAAACCCTCCGCTTCCTCGTGAAGTTACACCCAAATCTGCAATCGATTCACACATCTCTACTATAAACGGTTTCAAACTCGCATGACATATTTGCACCATTCTCGTTTGTTTTTCGATTTGACAATCATCCTTGCTCAAATTACGGAACATGGCGATCAAATTGCCCCGGTAACCTGAATCAATGATCCCTACATGATTCGCCAACACTAATGGTGTCTTCGATATAGAAGACCGAGGATACGTATAATACCCTACTGATACTTCGTCTTCTGTCATTGTCGCTTTGACTTTCAAATCAACCTTGGTCGATTTCCAACCTTTGTGTATCAGAGTGTCGTCACTGACACATAAATCAAAACCGGAGTCGGGACAAGGATCATCATTCACCATTTTATTGTGTTTTGCAATACGATCCTTGTAATATTGTTTCAAGTCAGGATCTTCAATTGCGATTTTCAGTACAGGAGTCGTCATATTTAGTACAGGAATCAGTAGCAATGTATTTATATTGGTTTTATTCGATACTTTCATTTATTTATATATCACACAACATTAAACCTAAAAAATACAATATAAATACTATTTCAGGTGATAATAAAACTAGATTATTGACAAATGTATTTGTTCGCTTTTTTAACTCTACTATCATGTGCAACAGCTTTCAATCCTCTCATTAAAGAAGGGGTTATCATTAGTGGTTCTACTGCTCCTTTGGAGAATTTCGACCCACTTGGTTTCTCGGAAAAAAAAGATATTGCTTATTTACGTGAAGCCGAATTAAAACATGGACGTTGGGCTATGATTGGAACCACGTCTATTTTATCAATCGAGCATTTTACTAATAGACCAGCCATTTATGAGTTCCAGGATTTAGCCGACTCTAAGCAACTTTTGATTGTTGGTTTGATTGCGGCATCTGAATTTCAAACAATGTTGAAAGGATGGAAAAAGCCATGGAAAGATGAATTCACTCTTCAAGATGAGTATCAACCAGGTGATCTTGGTTTTGCATTACCTATTTTGTTTTCGTCAAATAGAACACAAAGAATGATGAACCGAGAACTCAATAATGGACGTCTTGCTATGATTGCTTTTATTGGTATGCTTTCGCAAGAATTAGTAACCAATACACCTTTGTTATAATATAGGTAACCCCCCCCAATAATAGTAAATACATGTTTTTTTCTATTATTTTTTCATATCTTCGAAGCAGATTCGTTATGATTACCATTTAAGACCAATAATTCCACATCACTCTTGACATTTTTCATTGTTATCTTGTCATCAGAAACATACTTATCTTGAAAATCTTCAAAACGATCTCGTTTTCTGGTTGGTATTTTCTCTCGGTTATCTCTATAAGAGTCATCTAATATATCATAACCATGAGATATCATTTTATTGATAGCATCATTACGATCGACCAACTGCCACTTATTATTGGCTCCCATTACCGAAGCATATGGTAATTTCTTATTGGTTATTTTAATATTGTGATTTTCGGGATGACATGGATTAAAATGTATCTTTTCTACGATTTCCGGGATCGACTTATAAACCGCATTAATACAATTTACAATCGTTTTATTATCCAAATACTGTAAATTCTCTTCACCAAAGGCGTTGATATTGATATTAATCGTATTGTTTTGTGTCTCAATATTGGTGTTATTTGTAGTATTGGATGTAGAAGAAGACGCTTTGTTGTTAATTTCCGCATTCTTTTCTAACAACAATGCAATTTGTGCTTTTAATTCATTGCGCTCTTTTTCAAACTCTTCTAGTTTCATTTCCATTTCTTGAATACGTTCATTGACCACAACTTGATTTGATGTAGTCGCTGTTGTATTATTTACAGGAATACAAGTCCTAGTACTAATACTAATACTAATACTAATATTACATGTTCGTTTGTGTAAGTTTAAACTCTTTTGAGACAAATATGTACGACCACATTCGCATTTGAATATATTTGCACCTTGTTCTACTCGCATTTTATGCTTTTTCGATAACAAATGCTTCTCGTAAAATGCCTTTCGTGCAAATGTAGTACTACATATATCACATTTATATTCGTGGTTCATAAGTCTTTTTATTTATTCTACTGATTTAATTTTTATATTGATGTAAATTCTATTCTTAAATTGACTCCGAATATTCGAAGCAATTGATCAGTCTTGTCGTTGTATCCGTAGAAAATACAATTGTTATTCAATACAGTAAGATATACTTAATAAAAAGTGCTGGAATATTTGGAACAGCCAACTGGAATAACTAGAGACAACTATGGAATAACTGAAACGCCGATTGGTGTAAATTCTATTCCAAAATATCCTGATGGAATAACTGAAACACTTTTCAGTCTTGACGAATTGTTATAGAATGTCTAAAATCAGCCCGATCCGAACAGTCGCTATAATCTGTACAAGAAATCACAGTCTCATATGGAATAATTGGAGACGAAAAATGGAATAATTGGAGCTAGTTGTTACTGGACCGTCTTAGAAAAATACATATTATATTCAACTTCGTTAGTATTAGTAGTAATAGGTATATTAACTATTAGATGGAATAACTGAAGCTTTTTTCCCAAGAGGGGGGGGGGGATTTTTTTTTAAACAAAAGTATTTTCATTTTAAAAATTAATTTTTGGAAAAATTAAAAAATTCCTTTTACAAGAAAATCAAAAAGTGGTCGATGTAAAAAAAATATGTGAAATCAAAAAAAAAGTATATTTCCATGGATAATATATAAAAGTATTGTACTAATATATAATAGTATAAAAAACATGGACCGTTTCTCTCAAATATCAAAATCAATTATACGTCGAATTACAAAACGAATCGATCTAACACCAACACCTGTACATTTAGGTCGATGGACTCTCGATTATTGTCCTAATCGAATCGATTATAAAATAGAATTCGCCAATGAAGATCACTGTGGTCCATGTGGTCAAAAAATAAAGTCAAAGCACAAAATAATTCGCCAAACCAACATAGGTTGATATTCTTGTTATTTTTGGGTGTCAGATATTTCTTGTTATAATTCTTTCCATCAATCGTGGGTATGCGGATTTCATCAAATATCTCATCTACATGGGGATTGATATTAGCCCTGATAACCGTCTTTGATTCCTCGCTGATGTGGTCTTGCCACAAGCCTTGGGCCAAACCTCCCTCTCGGAGGGTTAAACCAGATTCCAGATTTTTGCGGGTTCGAAAAATGTATGGTACATGTCAAATAGTACGAAGGGGTTAAATAATATATCTTTAATTAAAGCCCTTTGTCCGGTATGTTCTGAATGCGGACGCACGGAAATAAAAACATCAACTCATCTAGTCCCGGATTTACGGGATTGTCCGTTTTAACAATAACCATGAAAATAGGTGAATAAGAGTTACAAATAGTGCTCAACTTTGTTAGGGGGGGCTATTTATTTTGGTTTTTTCCCGGAAATCAATATGAAGGGAACATAATTGCAAACTGTAGAAGAGATGCCTATATCATCTACAAACGTGAATGAAATGGTTGATACACCATCAACGTTGTCAGAATCAACAGCAATTGCCACTACATCTTCATCATCTACAAATGGAAAAGTCAAGAAATATGAATTTTCCATAGAAGAACAAATTCAATTGCTAGTAGCAGAAAGACAATATGATTCAATAATCGAATTGACTACTGATTTGCCCTATGAAAAGATAACCTTTATAATTGCCGATTCGATGTTCTTTGCGAATTTTTACACTGATAATGTAGAAGGATGTATAAATGCAGTAAAACTGCTCGAATATGATAGTATTACGGATATGAACATTTCAAATTGCGACTGTTTATTTGGATTACTTCAATCCAAGGGGAAAAAAATCATTGCTACTACAAATGTGAAATATGAACCAAAAGAGGACGAAATTGCGGTGTATTATGGATCGTATCCAATATCACATCGAATGTTTCCGATCTCAAACAAAGTATATCGCAATGCATTCTATTTCAATCGAATTAAACACGATTCTGTACAGTATGACCCGTGTTGGAATAATATCGATCAAATCTATATTTTAAATTTGGAAATTCGCAACGATCGGTATATTGAAACGTTATGCGAATTATGCAAAATAGGGGCACCGTTGAATAAAATCTATCACTACAAAGCCAAGAAAGAGGCATGTGGTCCGTATGCGGGTGCATCGAAAAATCATATGGATGTAATGGATCATATGATGAAAAATAAGTATAATACATGTTTAATCTTAGAAGATGATATTGTATTCAATAGCGATGTGGATACAATCAAAGAAGATTTAAATACGTTTATGGAGAGAAATTATGATTATGATATATGCTTTTTGGCGTATTCCAAACTTCATCAACGACGTAAAAAGGATGATTTGTTACTGATATCAAAACAAAGATGTACAACATCGTCAGCCTATTTATTGAATAAAAAAACAGTAGAAAAAGTGCGTGATTGTGTATTTGAGGGCTATACTCAATTACTAAATGGTGGAAATCCAAACTATTTTTGTGTGGATATATATTGGAATAAATTACAAGAAGATGATAAAACGTTTGTATTCAAAAGAAAGATCGCTTACCAGAGACCTAATTACAGTAATATCACAAATGAAGTTGCGGCAAATTTGGATTGAATTGAGAGAAATAATGGGATATAAAAAGTTTTCGAAAACCAATATACAGGTAAATATATATTGTACAGTAATAATTGGAATTATGGATATCGTTACTACAATAAAGGAACAAGATACGATTATGGATAAATCAACAACAACCCGTAGAATATGTTTGTCTTCGTTTGCCTCGCCGTTTTTTTTTGGCCCGTACGGTGCGCAAATGTATTATTTGATCACAAAATTGATACAAGAACCGAATTATGAGTTGTACTATATGTTATTAGTAGATGGATTGGACGATCGTATTTATAGTTCAAATGAAATAGTACAAAAAAATCTGGAAAATGAAAACCGAGAGAAAATACCCAAGTACGTAAATATGGATTTGGTGTCTAATCTGAAATTCATAGGAGGTGTTCATAAAATGGAACCAATGGGTACAATCTTAGCGTCAAACATTAATAAACAATTGAAAAAGCACAAAATTGATCAATATATATTTCTCTCGGATTTGAATAATATAATTCCTGATGAAGTACTAACTCCAAAAAGCATGTGTTGGTATCCGAATCACTTCAACCCTGTTGTCAGCTATACGATCAATGTACTGGCTATATTTAGTGATATAGTATCATTGTGTCCGAGTGATCAAAACTTATTAAAAGAAAGCATTGTTGGTAAAAAGGTACATTATATACCGCACATTTTAGATATTTGTGGCGAAAAGTTAGAATGGAAATCACGAAAAAAAGAATTCCGAGAGAAACATCAAATACCGAATAACAAATTTGTAGTACTAATCAATTGCGGGAATTATGAAGTCATCAATCGAAAAGGATTAGATAGCGCACTTATGGCGTTTGAAGAGTTTCAAAGAAACCGAGATGATGTATATTTATTCATACATGCCTGGTCATTACAGAATTTACAAAATACCCAGTATAAATCGTCTAATTCGCTTACGAAAATATCAGATTTATTGAGTATGATACCGATTCCTCCTCATAAAATAACTGTACATCAAGATATTGTGGATTACGATACCATTCTGGAATACATTGCCATGTCTGATGTGCTTTTACAGGCATCTCGCACGGAAGGATTTTGTATGCCGATTATAGAAAGTCAATTATTAAAAACAGCGGTTGTGTCGAACGGGTTTGGGGCCATGTTGGATTATACCAAATATGGAATATCGACGCCGATTGCTCAACGAGAGTACTTAGCCGTTGCAAAAGGCATGTGGTCAATACCTAGTATTAAACACTTAGCAGAAGCATTAGGTACAGTATATGAAGGGAAAACCAATATAGGAGATCCAGAGGCAGTACAAAAAGAGTTTATGCAATTGACCAATATTGATACGGTCTATCAACAATTTCTCTCCATTATGAATGAACCTAGTACTGATGGTAGTTCAAAAAGTGATATCGATGTTATGCTTGAATATAAGCAAACTATATGTACAAGAGTACATTATAATGCAAGTACGAATCAATTTGATTTGTATAAAAATTTCGATATTCAATTGTATAAAAGTGTAGATAGATTAAGTCCTACTGATTTGGAAGGTAACTGGACTTGTTTTTTCCATGAAAACGTTCCAGTCGATCCAATGTTTTTCTTGTTTCAAAATACAACTCATAATTTGATCGTATTAAAGACATTGTATTTTGGAGATATAGTGTATCCTACAGCAGAAGTATTAATGCGAGGAGAATTTGATATGTCTTGTATAAATTATGCTGTACATACATCTTATATAAAATATTTATTTACAAGTGAAATGGAAAATGTTTTCAATTCTTATTTAATTTATTATTTTCTAACTCATATTATAGGAAAATCAACTATAGCTTTAAGTGATCAAATAATTTGTAAAATGGACATAAAAAATAATGGACAAAAATAATTTTCTATTCTACTACTACATGATATTAATGTGTTCTCTCATGTAGTTAAACTTTCATCGATGTCACCGATATCATTCATGAGTCCTCGGAATAAATCTGGTGACGATACTTCGGGATTGATCGAACTTTGTTGAGTATATGGCTGCGGTTGGTACTGTTGTTGCTGCGGTTGGTACTGTTGTTGCTGCGGTTGGTACTGTTGTTGCTGCGGTTGGTACTGTTGTTGCTGCGGTTGTTTCTTTTGTTGCTGCGGTTGTTTCTTTTGTTGCTGCTGTTGCCCGCGTTCTGGTGTCGCTGCACTATTTTCTGAATGTCCGGTATCAGTATAGTTATTTGGATTATGTACATTAGGATGCCCATAAAGGTTCGGTACATGATAAGGATAAAATTGTGGTGGATGTCTGGTTTCCATTAACCTTTTTTTTGAGTTTTCGTCAAGTCTCATGACGAGTTTATTCCTCTCTTCGAGGAATCCCTCAAGAGTGAGAGGATGGTCGTTTTGTACCAAGTAATCAGACCTTTTGGTTACAGGTGTCTTATACTTTTTTGGATACACTATATCATCGTAACCTCGTTTCTTTCTCTCGAAAGAGTCTAGAATACGATGTACATCGTTGAGATTAGTGACAATGACGTTAATATTACTCATATCTTCTGTAGGTTACTGAAACACAACAATCCTTTACCACATTGTGTGAAACATAATTAGAAAAAAAATTATGTCGTACAAATGTTGCAACTACTGTTGCATCAGTCCAGTAGTAGTAGAAGTTGTAGTAATAGTAGTAGTAGCAGTAGTAGCAGTAGTAGTAGTAGCAGTAGTAGTAGTAGTAGTGGCGATGTGCTCCTAATAACCAGTCATCAGACATCTACAACTTTAGGTAAAGTATAAATACCACTTAATCTGTAGGGGCGGGGTGTGCTCGAAAGTGTGGTGAAAGTGGTGCTCGAAAGTGGTGCTCGAAAGTGGTGCTCGAAATTGGTGCTCGAA